TCCAGATCGCGACGCCGTCGACCCGCCAGATTCAGCTGATCTCGTGGGGATTCTCGATCGACGACACCTCCGGCGCGGACGGCATCGTCGAGCTGCTCCAGTCGGACGTGGCCGCCACGGTGACGGCGCACGGCGCCTCGGGCGTGCAGCCGCTGGACCCCAACGCCCCGGCGTCACTGATGACGCTGGGCACGAGCGCGACCGGCTTCACGGCGACCGCCGAGGGGACGACCACGGCCTCGCGCATGTTCGACGCGGTGGCCCTGAGCGCGACCACCTCGGAGTCGCCCTACACCTACGTCTACCAGTGGATGCCGGACGAGCGGCCGATCGTCGCCGTCTCCAAGGTCCTGCGCGTGCGCGCGACCACGCCCACCACCGCCGTCGATATGCGGTGCTGGGTCTGCTTCGACGAGTAGTTAGCGAGACTAACGATGCCGGGGAGTATCGCAGCGCGGGTCATGGCCTACCAGCGCCGCATGAGCGGCAGCGCCGGGCCGATGTCCGCATCCGGGGAAGCCAGCAACGGCGAGCCCGTGCAGATCGAGTTGTGGATCAACGGCGAGTGGGTCGACATCACCGCCTACGTCATGGTCCGTGACGACAGCGGGAACATCTCCGTCACCCGTGGCCGCCGGGACGAGGGCAGTTCGGCGGATCACGCCACGCTCAATCTGCTGCTGGACAACCGTGACGGGCGCTGGTCTCCACGCAACCCGACCGGTACCTACTACGGGCTGATCGGGCGGAACCAGCCGATCCGGGTGAGCGTGCCGAACGGGATCGGTGGCAAGAGCTACCGGTTCTGGGGCGAGGTGTCGTCGTGGCCGCAGTTCTGGGATCCGACCGGCACCGACGTCTGGGTGGAGCTGGAGGCGAGCGGGATCATCCGCCGTCTGTCACAGGGGCCGCCGTCGGAGAACTCCCTCATCTACGACGCGATCACGAGTCCGCAGCTGAGCGGGCTGAGGGCGTACTGGTCGTGTGAGGACCCCTCGGATGCGGCAGAGATCAAGTCCGCTCTCGTCAATGGTGCGCCCATGACGTTTCTCGACCAGGCTGCCGACCTGTCGAGTTCTACTCTCTTCGGCGCGAGCGCGCCGCTTCCGGTGTTCACCAATGCCGCGATGACGGGCGGCGTGGTGAAGTACCCATCGCCGAGTGCGGGGCAGGTGCGGTTCCTGCTGTACATCCCTCCCGAGGGGGCGGCGTCTGATCTGGATGTCATCATCCGGGTGACGCAGGAAGAGGACATCACGGTCACGCCGGTCGCGTGCGCGGAGCTTTTCTACAACGCTCCTCGTGGTTCCCTCGACGGTGTTGCTGCTGCTGGCAGTCTCAGCCTGGAGTACCGGGACGGGGACGGTGCCACGCTCGGTGCTCTGCTGCACCATCAGACGGACGTGCGGGGCAGGAAGCTCCGGGTCTCCCTTGAGTTCCAGGAGAGCGGCTCCAACATCATCACCACCATCCGCACCCTCGATCTCGACACGGGTGTGGAGGTGTCGGTCTCGGACACGCGGGGCGGGGCGCAGCTGACCCGGTGCACGAGGGTCACGGCTTTCGCGTCGGCGTACAACGGCGATGACATCGAGACCGCGACGGGGCTGCCGGGTGGTGTCATCGGGCATATCACGGTCCAGGACGAGATCACCGATATCGAGGACTTGGGGCTCAGGCTCAATCCGGTGGGTGAGGCTGCCGGGCGGCGTGTGCAGCGGCTGTGTGCCGAGGGCGGCGTCGCGTTCGACTCGATCGGTGACCTGGACGACACCGTGGGTATGGGCGGCCAGGAGAAGCTGAGCGCTCTGGAGCTGATGCGGGAGGCCGAACTCGCCGACGACGGCATGCTCTTCGAGTCTCTCGCCGTCATGGGACTGGGCTACCGGACACGGGCGTCGCTGATCAATCAGGACCCCCAGCTGACGCTGAACTATGCGGGGTTCAACCTCTCCGAGGTGCCGCTGCCGGTGGAGGACGACCGGTACATCCAGAACGCGGTCACCGTGACGGTCAACGGCTTCTCCCAGACCTACAAGCTGGAGGACGGCGCTCTGTCCACGGCGCCCCCGCCCGCCGGTGTGGGCCTGTACGGGCAGGACATCACGCTCAACCTGGAGAACACCGCCGACACCACGCTGCTCGACCAGGCGGCGTGGCGGGTCCACATCGGGACCGTGGACGAGGCCCGGCATCCGCAGATCAGCGTGAACCTCGCGCACTCCACGTTCACGTCGAACCCGGCGCTGAAGCAGGCGGTCCTGGGGCTCAGGCCGGGCGACCGGATCCTGGTCGAGAACCCCCCGGCATGGCTGCCGTCGGACGACATCGACCAGATCATTCTCGGGTTCGAGGAGTCGATCACGCACTTCGAGCACCGGGTCACGTTCATCTGTGCTCCGGCCTCTCCGTACCGGGTGGGTGTGCTGGACACGGTGCTGGCCCGGTGTGACACGGACGGGTCGGCGCTGGTGGAGGCGGTGAACTCCTCGGCGACGTCCCTGACGGTGGCGCCGACGACGGCGAACACGAGCCGTGTGCTGTGGACTACGGACGCCTCGGAGTTTCCCTTCGATGTGCGGCTGGGCGGCGAGGTCGTGACGGTCAGCAACATCACCAGCTGGCTGGATGACTCCTTCACTCGCACGGAGTCGAGTACCTGGGGGACGCCGACGATCGGCAGCGCCTGGGCCCAGTCCGGCGGGTCGGCGACCGACTACTCGGTCAACGGCAACGCCGGTGTGCATCTGCTGTCCACGGTGGATGTCTCGCGGCGCTCGTCGGTGACGGCGGTGTCGGCGGACTTCGATATCTACTGCGACATCACCACCTCCGCACTTGCGACCGGCGCCTCCCTGTTCGGGGCGGTGACGGCTCGCATGCAGAACAGCACGAACATGTACCTGGCGCGGCTGGAGTTCACGACGTCGAACACGGTGCTGCTGGTTCTGCGGAAAACGATCGCTGATGTGAGTACGGATCTCGATTCCTACACGGTGCCGGTCACGCATGTCGCCGGAACGTACATCCGGGTCCGTTTCCAGGGCTACGGGAACCAGCTCAAGGCCAAGGCGTGGGCGGCGACGGATGCCGTGGAGCCACCGGAATGGCATGTCGAGGGAACTGACAACGTGCTCAGCCAGGCGTATTCGGTCGGCACGCGTTCCATCACGGTCACCGGCAACACCAACGTGAATCCGCAGATCCGTTACGACAACTACGAGGTCGTCAACCCGCAGGTTTTCACGGTCACGCGCAGCGTGAACGGGGTCTCGAAGTCGCAGACGGCCGGTACGGATATCCGCCTGGACAAGCCAACCATCATCTCTCTGTGAGGAGGCTCCGTGCCTGAAGCATACCCGCAGCCTCTTGCGGGTCAGAAGATCACGGCCTCTTTGCTGAGGTCGATGCTGCCGCAGACGGTTCGCAAGACCGCCGACACCTCAAGGAGCGCCACCACGACTTTCGCCGACGATGATCATCTGGTGTTCGCCGCCGAGGCGAGTGCCGTGTACACGATGGTCGGCTGGATCAAGTACTTCGCCAGCAACACCCCCGACATCAAGGTTCAGTTCTCGGTGCCGTCGGGGTGTCTGGGTGAGTGGGCGTGGCTCATGCCGGGCTCGGGAACTTTGGCGGCGGGCACGGCTGGTTATTCCATCCGGACCGACACCAATGATGTGTCGGGTTCCCGCACCGGTTACGGCACGAGCGACAGCAATATGTTCACCCCGATGTCCGGGCTTTTCCGTATGTCGTCGACGGCCGGGAACATCACCCTTCAGTGGGCGCAGAACACATCCGACGCTACGGCGACCGTGATGTACACGGACAGCTGGCTTCAGTTCACGCGAATAGCCTGAGGACGGTTCATGGCGAAGCAGGTGAAGCTTTACCGGAATGCGCCGCAGGTCATTCCCCCGAATGTGTGGACGCTGCTGACGTTTGAGTCGGCGATCCGCAACGACCTGAGCATGGCGCAGGATCTGGCGCTGATCGTGCCCGCGCACGACGGGGATTTCCTGTGGGCCCGCAACATTCGCTGGGCGTCTTTCACGCTCCCGGTCGGTGATGTGAGGCCGCGTCAGTTCATGTCCCGTTTCATCCGCGATCCGTTCGGGGTGCGGGACGACACCGGTGCCGGTGACCAGCTCGACTCCCCCGGCAAGGACTGGACGACCACGATGTGGCCGTTCTGGGGCGAGCACGGCCGTCCGGTCGGGGTGGAGGTGTGGCACGACCACACCGAGCCGGTCGCCGTCGAGCATGCGCAGTTCGTCGGCATGACCTGGGACTACTAGGAGGATCCATGGCTGTGCCACTGACGGCGGATCAGCTGATAGCCGCGCTGGTCGCCGAGGGAGTGAACGTCGCTCAGCGTGCAGGCTGGCGTACGCACAACCGCAACCATATCGGGCCGTGGGGACCGGTCAACGGGGTGGTCATCCACCACACGGCCGGTGTCGACAGCCTGGAGTTCTGCTGGTCGGGGTCGTCGACTCTGCCGGGGCCGGTGTGTCATACGCATCTGGCCAAGTCGGGGCTCGCGACCATGGTCGGCCATGGTCGTGTCAACCATGCGGGGACGTTCGCGGAGAACGCGCACACCGCCGTGGTGCTGGAGGCGGCGGTACATCCCCGCCCTGATGGTGTGGAGCCGGTCGACGGTAACCGTCACTACTACGGCATCGAGATCGAGAACCGTGGTGATGGCAAGGACCCCTACCCGGCCGAGCAGTACGGCACGGCGGTGCGGTGGGCGGCGGCGATCTGCCGGGCGCACGGCTGGTCCGCGCACAGCGTGATCGGCCACAAGGAAGGCACCCGTCGCAAGATCGACCCCAGTTTCGACATGGACGTCTTCCGGGACGCCGTGGCCGCGCGGCTTGCGCACCCTGCGAGCTGGAATCCCGAGGAGGAAGACGACATGCCTACAGCCGTTGAGATCGCGGATGCGGTGCTGACCCGCGACGGGAAGATCACCATTCCCGGTGCCGCATCGACCAACCCCACCTACACGCTCGCCTCCACGCTGACGGAGATTCTCAAGCGGCTGGACAAGGCGAACGCCGCTCTGGCTGCGCAGAGCGAGGCGAACAGCAAGCTCGTCGAGACGGTTGCCGCGTTGGTGGCGAATGTCGGCGATCTGGATCCTGCCGCGATCGTCACCGAGCTGCGGGATGCCCTGGAGTCCATCACGGTGCGCCTGGACGTGCCGGATGTCGCCTGACGAAGGAGAGTGTGCCGATGCTTCCCGAGCTTGATGGTCTGAAGTCGAAGAAGGCGTATGTTCGTGATCTCGCCGAGCGGGTCCTGTGGACGTTCCTCATGGCCGCTGGTGGTGTGGCCGTCGCGGCGGGTCCGGCGAACTGGGTTGACGTGTCCATGTGGAAGACGGCGGCGATTGCTGGCCTTGCCGCCGCCGGTTCACTGCTGAAGGGGCTCGTCGCACGGTACGTACGGAACCCCGATTCCGCGTCCACCGCGAAGGGCGTGTGACAGGAGTAGATCATGCCGGACGAGCCGACGCTGGGCGAGATCCAACGCCGCATGGAGCAGGCCTTCAATGACCTCAAAGAAGACATGCTCGAATACAGCCGTCGGCTTGACACCAAGGTTGACATGCAGATCTACAACCTCCGGCATGAGTCCCTGGCGGCACGGATCGCTGCCCTGGAAGTGTTGCGCGAGAAGGATGCCGAGAAGATCGTCGCCACCCGCAGGTGGCTGATCGGCGCGGTGATCGTGCCGATGATCGGCATCCTTCTCCCCGTCATCTTGATGCTGATGCAGGGGGCGTCCTCGTGAAGTACAGCGAAGTCCGTGCCGACGCCAAGCGCTGGCGGCGCGGGGACTGGCTGGCTGTCGCCGGTGCCCTCTTCCTGGGCGTGGTCCTGGGCGGCATCGTGTTGAGCATCCATCAGCTCCAGAGCGATCTGGAGACTGCCAACTCCGCCAGGGACGCACTCGCCCGGCAGGTTCAGGATCTCGGCGCCACGCCGGTGGCAGGCGAGCCGGGAAGCCGGGGCCGGGTCGGTCCGTCCGGACCTCCGGGCCCCACTGGACCCCCTGGCCCGACCGGCCCCCCCGGCAAAGACGGCGAGAAGGGCGACCAGGGTGCGAAAGGCGTATCGGCCACGGGCAGCCCCGGCTCAAACGGCAGCGACGGCAAGGACGGCTCCAACGGATCGCCGGGCCCTGCGGGTCCCCCCGGACCTCAGGGCGAACCGGGCCCTGCTGGGCCGCAGGGTGACCAGGGGCCGCCAGGAGAGCAAGGGGCTGCCGGTCCGTCCTGCCCGGAGGGCTACAGCCTCCAGCCCATGAAGACGGACCCCGACGCCCTGGTCTGCCGCAGAGACGGCGCACCGGACCCCGGCCCGGAAAGCACATCCGTCGCCCTCGGTCTCGACCCTGCGCGGCGCCAGTACATGTAGGGGAGACAGCATGGACAGATCCGACTTCGTGTGGGGCGGACTGCTTCTCGCTGGTGTGGCCGTGGAGGCACACGCACTGCGAACTGCACAGTCGGCGGACACACTTTCGGGCCGCACCCGCAAATGGTTCCGTGTGGACACCGTCACCGGGAAGATCATCTTCACCGGCGGCTGGGTGGTATTCAGCTGCTGGTTCGTCGACCACATCGTAGGCTGAGGACATGGAACAGGACGAGACCATAGACCCCGACTACGTCACCGTGGTGTCTCCCGAGTTCTTCGAGGAGCTGGCCGCCTCGCTCGACGAGCCGACCGAGATGAGCAAGGCGCTGGCGGAGGCCGCCCGGCGCAAGCGCGAGATCATCCGCAACGTGTAGGTGCTGTCATGGCTCGCATGTATGGAGCGTACGCCCGCCCGCGATGCCCCTCGTGCCGGACCGCCAGCGGGCCGGACTGCGCGGACGCCTCACGTGGCAAGGGCGGGCAGCGCAAGCACGAGGAGCGCCTGTGGCGCCGTGACGTGGAGGACGACATCCTCGACGTCGAGCAGGAACTGGCACTCGCGTCGTTCTTCGAGACGACGTGGATGCCCGACTGGTACTACGACGAGGCCATCGATCAGGCGAACCCGATCTGGGTGCGCCTGTAGGACAACAGCCCCCGGCTGCCGCGTATGCGGTGGTCGGGGGCGCTTTTTGTTTGGACCTCAGGTCAGCGATCTGTTGGCCGGAGCGCAACCTGAGGTCCCCTCGACGGCGACGGAGGGTGATGAGCCCCGACGGCGGAGATCCTTCAACATAGCACGCTCATGCGGCTGTTGACTGCCGGTCCTCACCCATTTCCTCGTAGAGGCGGATGAAGTCATCGGCGGCGTAGACGCGGGCGTAGCGGCCGGGGTGTCCGGCCGGTGTGGTGCGGCGTTTCCCGACGGCAGAGAAGCGCCGGGGGTACAGGCGGGTGTGGTCACGGAGCTTCTGCATGGTGGTCTTGAGGGGAGTGTCCGGCGGGTCGCCGGGCAGGGGGCCCATGAGGCGGGCGGCGTCGGCGACGGTCCACAGGTTCTCGTCGTCGGTGACGGTGAGGTCTTGGGAGGTCCAGCCGG